CCTGCTATAGTGGTCACACAAACGAGGAAAGCTCATGAATCACCAGCAGGACAGAGATCTACAAGTTTGGCTTGTCACGCTCGATGGAACTCAACAGGCCCATAATGTGGTTGTTGAGCTCAAGAAACTAGGATTCTTGCAGTTGACGGTAATGGATGCAATTGGCGTGATCACCGGCAGGGCAGATCAGTCTATTGCCGAGGCAGCTCGCATCCTCCCGGGTGTTTTGGATGTGGAACCAGAAACTCCAGTGTCAGTTTGATATCTCAAGGAGTACCGGATAGTGCAGGACGTATTTGGTCAGGATTTGAACGTTGGCGATAAGGTGGCTCTGACCCCGCACGGATACAAGAGCCTGGTTGTTGGCACGATTGTGGGATTCACAGCACAGCAGGTGCGAGTCAGCTATGAGCGACGACGACGGTATGGCGATACGGAGGAGACCACAATCCTTCGACCTCCCGGTGATTTGGTCAAATCTCCTGCGCATGTTGTCTCTTGACATCCGGAAAGAAGGTGAGCGAGACGAGCGTGGCAACGCTGACGGCTACGAGGGGCAAAAAGTGACCATCAACCGTAAGGCGTTTCAAACTCCGCAAAAAATCTGGTATTCGGTGATGTGGACTCGCAAGGGGCCAAGATCCTACACTGATCTCGAAGAGGCCAAAAGGTGGTGCAACGCTCATGCTGGCGTCTACAGGGGTGACTGGTGTTACCATTATGGCCCTATAGAGTTCAAATTCCGCGATCCTGATATGGCACTGTTGTTTCAGCTAACGTGGTGTTAGGGATTCCATTGGAGTTGGATTCCTATCTTGGGAAATCAATCTTTGCAAATTTCTCATAACTGGATCTTTTTTCAAGAGCCTTAAAGCTTGCAAAAAAATCTGTCCCACCCATTGTTGACTTAATCCAAAATCTTTGGCAATGTCCGTAAATGTTTGATCCTCTCGGAATACCAGTGTTAAGGTCCGAGCATAGATGGGTTTAAGTCGTGCAACAGCAGTCCACAGAGTTTGTTTTATTTCTTTGCGTAACAGAGCTAGTTCTGGATCATCTACACTTTCATCGGAAAGTTGCATATAAGACGCCATATCTTTTAAATCGTCTGGTAGTACATCGTCAAATTCTGTATCTATTCTTGGTGTAAATCCACCCAATTGGCGTTTGGGAAGCAAATAATCCTTGCTAGGATTTTTGTTACTATCAGGATAATGTTTGTAAGATTCTGTGATAATATTGATGAAATGTCGTATATCGTTCATAAATTTCCTCCGTGCACATATTTATATGCCCAACTTTTTGGTTGACAACCCTGCTGCACCTGCTATAATGGGCACAACAGAAAGAGAGCGTGTGATGCACTACAGCACTAGCGAACTTTGGGTTGTCTACTATGTGCATGTTGACCCCTACAGCTTCGACACAGAAATGCCCAGTGAAGTCTACACCAGCCAGGCGGAGGCACAAAAGGCCTGTGATGAGTTCAACAGCCAGCCCAAAACCTTCAGCTGGGAACGCGAGCGGCCCTGGGCTGTAGGCACCCTTTGGGACCGTATGGAAACCCTCCGCGACGAAAGCCGGCGTGAGGGCTAGCGAGACGAGCAGCGTAACCGAGACATGTACTGAGGAGAAAGACAATGGCCAAGATCATCCTAGGACCCAACGATATCACCAATCTGCTCAAAGGGCATCCTGATGCTGAGCTGGTGCTGATCAACAAGGCTGTGGAGCAAGTGGCTGATGGCATGAGCCGCAAGGTCACCAAGGAACTGGTGGAAAAGCGTGTGGGCGAGCTGATGGACCATCTGCTCACTGAGAACGTGGGCTGGAACAAGCGCAAGCTTGCACCTCAGCTGGAAGCTCTAGTCAAAACCTGTGTGCGAGAAGCCAGCGATGAGCTGTTCAAGGACAAGACTGGGCAGCAGGTGATGGATGCAGTGCGAATTGAAGCGCGGCGGCAGATGGAAGTGTCGGCACGTGACCTTGCCAACACCATGCGGCAGGAGATCCGGGGCATGATCCGAGAAGAGATCCGAGTCATGCTGGGGAGCAAGGACAGCTGAAGATGGCCACCATAGTAGGCAAAGACCCAGGTGCTGTTCGGCGTGTGACCTGCAAAAGCTGTGCCAGCATCATCGAATACACGCTGAGCGAGACTCGTGAGGAACGAGTCAACCACGACTATCTTGGGGACAGTGACATTGCCCGAGTGATCAACTGTCCTGGCTGCGGTCACATGATTCAGGTCAAGCGTTGGTAGGAGGAACAGCTATGGACTATCGCATCGAAGATGGCCGGATTGAGGTACCTGATGGTTATTATTGGCGTCCTGTAGGGGAGGATGAACGGATGGAAGTGCTCCTGCAGATTGTGGTAGACCAGGATCGCCAACTGCGACGGGTGCGGCAGAGGTTGACGGAACTGGGTGGTTGACACACCGCCCATCCTGTGCTACTTTGCTGAGAACAAGGAGATCGACCATGAAGCCCGAACAAGTTCCGCTGCCTATCAGTGTGAAGGCTCGCGCCGCAGCAGTGCGATACGCTGAAGCGAATCGGCTGCCAGTGAACCTTGACATGCTGGGTGGCATTGTTGACGCTGCGGTAGCTGCTGTAGTGCCCATGATTGTGGCACAGGAACAGGCGCACATGCCCACAGTGGCTTGCCCGTTTGACAGGATGGATCACAGCGGGCTTGGTGAGGAGGATCCTTGCCCGGTGTGTGGTGACCTTGGCACACACTTGGGTCATGAAAAGCCGGGATCTAGGGGCGGCTGTGTGAGTCGGTATAGGTGAACGGTCACATGCTCACAGAACAGCAGCAAGCGGCGCTTGTGCATCAAATGCGCCAAACTATCGAGCTCAAGACCGGATGTGACGCCAATGGTCGCTGCGGGGCTAACTGCCTTTGTGAGAGTGCAGCCCGGGCTATACTCTCCCTAGAGTTGTTTGAGCATGCGATTTACTACAACAAGGAGACCCCCAGTGAAGATTGAATGGACCCGAACGGTGGTGCCCGAGCGTGATGCGGCTGGGCGACTGCGTCGACATGCTGAGCACGAGGCTCCAATGGCAGTGCAGGATGGTGGGCAGGCACAGATTGTGGAGTTTTTCTCCCACGATACGGGAGAAGGCGTCTTTGTGCGGCTCCAAAGTTGGGACCCCGATGGGCTGCATAGCGATATGGCGCTGATGATGGGCAAGCGGGTTCGGGTCACTGTAGAAATTCTGGAAGACTAGGATGGTGGAATAGATCGTATGTTTCCTTATGTGATGTTTGATCCGTTCATTCCAGACACTGAAGACAAGTGAATTTTTCTGGTTGACAGCCTTCACATACCTCCTATAAAGGGCACCTTAGGTAAGGAAAACTAAAATGACCATGTATGCACTTGAGGCAGCCAAACAACTTGTACCACAGATCCTCAAATTGCGGCCGAATTCTGCCATACTGTTGGTTAACCCAAATCTTGCTGATTTTGCAGATCTCATCCCCACACCAATAAGGTATCAATATCTAGACATAGGTGATGTGGAAAAGATTTTGTCGCCAGATAAAGGACCTATTGTAGTGTATTGTGATAAGACCACAAATGTTCCTGCTCAGATAGAAAATAAAATGATTGTGATTACGCTTGAAGATAATCTCCCAACTACAGAGTAGTAACAGCTTTTCTGGTTGACAGCCCTGCAAAACCTGCTATAATGGGCACACTAAGCAAGGAGCAAGCGACATGAGCGAGCTGGATAAGATGGTGGGCAAGACGGTGAGCAAGGTCACCCGCTATGGTGATGGCTACCTTGAGATTGAGTTCAGCGACGGCAGCAAGCTGGAAGTTGGCAGCTGGGGCAGCGAAGAATCCTGGCTGAATGTGGATTTTGAAGGCTAGATAGCGGTTGACAAGGGCCAAAAACCTGCTACAATGCGGCTACAGAGAAGGAGCTACTGAGATGGACACTATGTATATCATCAAGAGCGGCGACATGCGTTACACCAAGGGCGGCGGCTGCGGTAGCAGCCCCGGCTTCTCTGCCAAGATCTCGCTGAAGACTGCACATAAGATGGGCAAGATCGCCACCGCTGAGAAGCTCATCGCAGAGCAGATCCACTGGGCTACGTGCAGGATCGCGTGGATCGATAAGACGCTGCCCAATGATCTATGCACAGTCGAGTCCCTCGCAGAGGGCCGCAACGATGCCCAGCAACAACTAGCATTGTGGCAAACCGCCAAGGTGGTACCTGTGACACTCACCGAGGGCTGAGAATCATTGGTTGACAAAGGCCAAAAACCTGCTACAATGCGGCTACAGAGAAAGGAACACCCAAGATGAGCTTTGTGGTTGTGAACACTGCTACCCGTTGCACTATGCGTCATCCTCGCAGCGGTCGCGAAACCTACAGCACTGAGGCCGCTGCTCGTGCAGCCAAGACCCGCATGCAGAAGAGTTCCCCCAACACACTTGAGGTGATGACAGCAGAAGCTTACCGTGCGCAGGTGCCCATGCGTAAGGTCACAAATCTCATGACGGGAAAGAAGGTCATGGAGCCAGCTGACCTTCCTTGGCACTGTTCGGTCGGTAGTGAGAGTTACTGGTCCGCATAAGAGAGAAGGTTCACAGAGATGTACACTGACCGCATCGAAGACGAGCTTATCAACGCCGCAGAGCGTATGGGATATGGGCTCGACATCAACAACCTCCGGGGATACGTGGAGGTGAACACCGGTGACGCAAGCCGCAAGCGATCTGATCGGCACCGCTTCAACAACGCAACCTTGGCGCTGATGTGGGTTAAGGCCCGTGAGCGCGCTATGAAGGAGTTCCCCAATGCCACGTGCAGACATTGACATCAACGACCCCGAGGATGTTGCACGAGCTCGTGTTGATCATGATTGGTGGATGAGGATCACTCCACCAAACTGCTGTCTTGTGGGATGGACAGATCGTGAATGGGCATCATTCAGCGGTCCTCAAGGGACGTTCCAGGTATCAGGTGTTATGGCCGAGTATGTGCATAGCCTTTTGGGCAGCTAGAGAGCAAGAGAGATAGATGATGGAGAACAACATGAGCACCAACTGCACCCAGGAAGCTGACGAAGTGATCGCAGCCCTGCTTGTCGAAGGTCTAGACTACACTGCCAAGCGGGCGGAGATCGCTCAGCTGTTTGCAGAGTATCTCTACAACGGCAACTGGGACTGTTGCACGGACTTCGACGACGGTACACCGGACCTTCGCTTGATCCAGGAGGACGAGTACGACCAGCACATGGATGACGACAAGCCTGAGACAATCACCTACGCTGCCGGTCACTTTGTGATGCTGGCCTAGGACTAGCCCTATGATCACCACCGTAACACTTTGGACTTTGCTAATTTGGGCCGAGCCCATTGCCTCATCCACTGCGCTGACTGTGGCAACTATCCCAGGATTTGCTAACGAGGCCAGTTGTCTCAAAGCCCGCGAGAGGATTGTGATGGAAAATGCAGCCCGCAGTGGCGGCAGAGGCTCTGGTCAGAGGGGTATCGACATCAAGCTCATCACCTGTGTGGAAGTGGAGTATGGGCGCGAGCCACGCTAAATTTTGCGGTTGACAGCATCCTAAACCCTGCTATACTGAGCCCACGCAACGAGGAGTAGGGTGGATGGCTCACATGAACCAAGAGCGCAAGCAGAAGATTGCCCCGCTGGTGAAGCGTGTGCTGGCAAAGTATGGCATCAAGGGCACGCTGAGCGTGAGGGACCACAGCACGCTGACCTTGAACATCAGCACCGGTAGGATCAATTTCTGCCAAAACTGGTTTGACGCCTACAACACTCAGCCCAGCTGGCAGCGGGTGGGTTATGGTCCAGACTCTGTACCCACTTGCATTGATGTGAACGTGCATCATGTGGACCGCGACTTCACTGATCGGGCCAAGCAGTGCCTAAATGATCTGATGGCTGTGATGAACATGGGAAACTGGAACAACAGCGACATCCAGACGGATTATTGGGATGTGGGGTGGTGGATTACAATTCAAATTGGCAAGTGGAACAAGCCCTACGTTTTTGAGAAGGTTAGCAAAGGTGTTTGAAAAGCGTCTATGGCTGGTCAAACTCAGCTTTAGAGATGATCGTCAGCGAGAGTTGGGCACTAGTGACTTCTCAGTGATGGCTCGAACTCATTGGGGTGCTCAGAGAGAAGTACGTCGTCAGGTAGAGATCATGCGACACAGCTATGGCCAGATGTATCCAGGCCAATCAGTGTCGATCTACAGCACTGTGAGCCTAGGAGTTGGTGAGTTCATCTGCGTAGCCTAGTTTGGAAAACATGCGCCTTAACCCTGCATTGCGATAGCGAGGAAACATACATGACTCAAAACGAGTTTGACGGTTACATTCGGCTGGTGTTCAGCAGCATCAACCAGTGGCAGGGAGAGAACAGCATTTGGTGGCCGCATGGAACCGAACTCTACTACGAGGTCACATGGATCACAGGTGGAATGACAGGGGGCAACTGTTGGGGGGACAGTGCTGAGCACAGTGTGAGCAGTGAGCCTGAGCCCTCTCTTGAACTGCTGGATCAATTCTTGGATGAGGTGTGCCCAGATCTCACTGCTCGGCAGTATCGCCGGCTACTTGCAGAGGTTCCTTATCGAGACAGCTACACTGACTACGAGTATTATGGCAACCACACCACACGTGGCAAGAAGGTTGTATCCTTCAAGGACCTCTACAAGTGGTTGTGCCAGGAAGTTTGGAAGTGCTGATCACCTGCATCGCTGGACTGCCTGGCAGTGGCAAAACTCATCTCATGGATGAGATAAGTGCCCAATACCCACCGCTCAGAGCATGGGCTGTAGATGACATAACCGAGCTGGGACAATTGCCAGGAGTGCATGCTGTATTCCATCTTGACCATCTCATTATCGCCGATCCTCACTTCTGTAGAGAGAGCACCAGGGTACGTGCAGAGACTTTGCTGACGGGTTGGTATAACCGGCCCATAGAATGGATCTTTTTTGAGAACAATCCCCAACGATGCCGCGAGAACGTGCACTGTAGGAACGATCAACGGAGGGTGTTGGGGATGATCCACATCCTAAGTCAACTCTATACCATTCCAGCAGGGGCTGATGTGCGGCCAGTATATTGTCGCATAGACTCATAATTTTTAGGTCTTGATCAAGACTCCTGCTATACTCAAGGCAGGAGAAACATGAATGAAGAAAATACTTGTAACTGGTGGGGCTGGGTTTTTAGGCAGCCACTTGTGTGAAAGACTTGTGGCCCGAGGACACCATGTGCTGTGTGTGGACAACTATTTTACTGGATCAAAATCCAACATACAGCATTTGTTAAGCAATGCCAATTTTGAGGTCATACGTCATGACGTCTGTGTGCCCTTATATGTGGAGGTAGATGAAATCTACAATATGGCCTGTCCAGCAAGTCCCAAAAGTTATCAAAAAGATCCTATTCAAACCATGAAAACCAGTTTTATGGGATCTTATAATCTATTAGGCTTGGCCAAACGCACAAAAGCAAAGATCTTTCAAGCCAGCACTAGCGAAATTTATGGCGATCCTTTTGTTCATCCGCAACCAGAATCCTACTGGGGCAATGTAAATCCTCTGGGCCCGCGTGCCTGTTACGATGAAGGCAAACGTGCTGCTGAAACACTTTTTATGGACTATAACCGGCAACACAATGTTGACGTTCGGGTGGCTAGGATCTTCAACACCTACGGACCGCGCATGAGTGTTGATGATGGGAGAGTAGTTAGTAATTTTATTGTGCAGGCGTTACAAGGGCTGCCTTTGAGTGTGTATGGTGAAGGCACCCAAACACGTAGCTTCTGTTATGTTGATGACCTAATTGATGGCATTTTGACATTGATGGAGTCCACATCTTCTGGCTCACAACCTGTGAATTTAGGCAATCCTCATGAGGTAACAGTCAGGAGCCTTGCAGAGCAAATCCAACGCCTCACAGGGTCCACTAGCCGGATTTTAAATTTACCGTTGCCTGTAGATGATCCACAACAGCGTCAAGCTGACATTACTAGAGCAACAAGCATACTGGGTTGGGAGCCAAAAATCCCTCTTGAGCAAGGACTACAAAAAACTATAGCCTATTTCCAACAGGTGCTGGCCAATGCCTAAGGTAACAACCGCAGTTTTTATCAGTGGACGAGGCAGCAATCTCTTGAGCCTTCTCAAGGCACAAAATGATCCCCATTGCCCCTTTCAAATTCAATTGGTGGTTAGTAACAATGAGGATGCGGGCGGATTGAAGCTAGCACAAGATCATGGCGTGCAATCGGCAATCTTTCCCAACAGTGCGTACAAAAAAGATAGGGAAGGTCAAGAGGGGGCTATTCACCAACTTTTGGTGGAACAAAAGATTGAGCTAGTTGCGCTGGCTGGCTACATGCGGGTTTTGACTCCGTGGTTTGTTGAACAATGGAGTCAACGAATTATCAATATTCATCCCAGCTTGTTGCCCAAATATCCTGGATTACACACTCACCAAAGGGCTTTGGCAGCAGGGGATCAAGAACACGGTTGCACGGTACACTATGTTACAAAAGTGTTGGATGCTGGTCCTATTATCCTACAAGCCAAGGTTCCTGTAGAGCCTGGAGATACAGAATCTGATTTGAGTCTTAGGGTATTGGTGCAAGAACACCTAATCTATCCCCAGGCATTGTCCTTGGTTTCCCAGCAACTCTGCGACAAAAAAATAGTGGGAGAAAAAGGCATTTCGCTGGAAAAACCGGTAGACAGCTGAGATGGTGATGCTATTATGCGGTTGTAGGCAACGAAACAGAGGATGCTACACGATGAACACCAAGCAGTTCAACATCATTGGTATTAGCCGCTTCCAGGGCGTGCTGACCTTCCGCGTTAGCAACGGCAGCATCAAGCACCGTGAGACTGTGCTGGCACGCGAAGGGCACACTGAGGTGCAGTTCAAGACCCTCCCGCAGCCCATGACCAAGGCTGATGCTGTGGCTTGGATGCGCAGCCAGGGCGTGGACGCTGTGGTGCCGGCCAAGAATCTCAAGAAGAAGATTGAGGCCATCCTGGCTGCTGAGCGGGAAGCTGCTGCTCAGAAGGCTGCCAAGGATTGGGCCGAGATGCAGACCAACAGCATGAGCAAGCTGGCTGCCAAGCGGGCCCGGGACGCTGCTCGCAAGCGGGAGAAGCGTGCTGCTGAGCGTGCGGCTCAAGAGGCTGCTAAGCAGCAGGGCATCAACCAGCTGATGGGGGCGGTTGACCAGGAGTTTGGGGTGGATGTGGAGCGTGAGCTGGCGGGGGAGTAAGCAGAGGAATATGGAACTGGTGGGGTGACGAACCCGTAAACCCAGTTTGACACCAAGAAAGCGGCTGGTGGGGTGATGAACCCGTAAACCCAGCCGCTTTCTTGTGAGTAAATAGGAGAACAAACAAAGGATGGGTCAGTGAGAGCAAGTGATTTTTTGTCGCCAAAAATTCAGTTAACTGAAAGCATAACTGGTAGCGAAATGCTGACTCTCTACAAAAGCATGCATCACGAAGAGCCCACTAATCCTGCTATGGTCAACTGGATCAAAAGTCAAGACTGGGGCATAAAAATGATCAACCCGCAAGACTTTCCAGATCACTATGGTGATGTGGTGCCAGATGATCCTTTTAATCGGGTAATTGATATTGACGATGAGATTGTGAAAAAGCTAACCATCAAACTAGAGCGTGGAGAGCAAGTGGACCCTGTGATTATGGGACCAAATGGCAGTGTTGTTGACGGCAACCACCGAGCGCAAGCTGCCAAGGAGGCTAGTGTAAGCATCTTGGCATATGTTCCCATGGGGCAAACTGTTTGACGCAAGCTTGATAAGATCGCATACTTGACCCATGAGCACATATCAAGAAGCTGGCGTTAACATAACTGCTGGAGAAGAGTTTGTTGACCAAATAAGGCCCTTGGCCCAATCCACACACCGAAAGGGCGTGTTAAGCACAATAGGCGGCTTTGGCGCAGTGTTTGACATCGGCAGCTTGGGCATGCGTGACCCCCTGCTGGTTAGCACAACTGATGGCGTGGGAACAAAGCTGTCACTTGTCAAAGAGGCAGGCACACGCCTTCAAGGCTTGGGGCAAGACCTAGTTGCTATGTGTGTGAATGATCTTGTGACAACAGGTGCAACGCCACTTTATTTCTTGGACTATCTGGCTGTGAACAAGCTGGATCCCTCTACGCATGTTGATATCGTTGAGGGCATTGCAGAAGCTTGCAGAACATCTGGTTGTGCACTAGTGGGCGGTGAAACAGCAGAAATGCCAGGAGTCTACAGCCCAGGCGATTTTGATTTGGCTGGATTCGCTGTGGGTGCTGTAGAGCGCAACAGGCTGCTTCCTAAAAATGTTTCTGTAGGTGATGCAGTAATTGCTCTGCCTAGCAGCGGAGTGCACAGCAATGGGTTCAGCCTCGTGAGGAAAATCCTTCACGACAGTGGCACAAGTCTTGATGCGCTTGTGCCTTGGGACCTTACAAAAACTTTTGGTCAAGTGTTATCTACTCCCACTGCCCTTTATGTCAGCACAATTTTGGAACTGCACACAAAAGGCCTACTTACGGCTGCTGCACACATCACTGGTGGAGGCCTGTATAGCAATCTCAAGCGTGTGTTGCCAAGTGATCTTGATTTTGAAAAAACCAGAGGTTGTCCGGTGCCTGAAGTATTTCGTTGGCTACAAACCGCAGGGCATGTCTCAGACACTGAAATGCACTCTGTGTTCAATATGGGCGTGGGCATGTGTTTGATCTCCAACCAACCCAGCAAAGTAGTTGAGCTGTTGTGGGCGCAAGATCAAGCCTGTTACCTTATTGGGCATGTAATCAATAAGCGATGAAGTATCGTGTGGAGATTTGGGAGGCAGTGCGTGGTTTAGAGCCCACTCTTATTCACGTATTGCTGTTCAACACCTTAGATGACGCCCTTACAAGAGCTAGATCCACTACCTTAGCCAACACCTTGCCTTTGGCTCCTGATTGGTACTCATTCAGTAAGGGACCATATGTTCAAACCGAAAGCATTACAATATGACCCTTCCTCACTTGCTGAGCATTGATCAGTTTGACCTCACAAGTATACACACATTATTCACAACTGTGAAAGGCATTGAACTGGGCCTCACCCAACCAGTAGCTCAAGGGAAGGTATGTACTAACCTCTTCTACGAGCCCAGCACACGCACCAGCAGTAGTTTTTATTCAGCCATGGTGCGGCTAGGTGGCGCTGTCATCCCCATCAATGATGTCAGCTTCAGCTCTGTCAGCAAGGGTGAGAACCTAGAAGACACTATTCGCACTTTGGCCAGCTATTCAGACTGCATTGTGTTGCGCCATCCCGAAAAAGGGGCAGCTCAATGGGCTGCGGCTGTAAGTCCTGTTCCTATCATCAATGCAGGCGATGGAGTTGGTGAGCATCCCACACAAGCTCTCCTAGACCTCTATACCATCCAGCGGCATGTGGGCTTGACTCGTCCCATTGACGTGTGCCTAATGGGTGACTTGCGTCATGGTCGAACTGTGCACAGCCTCACCAGGTTACTGCGTCTATATGATGTGAGACTGCACATGGTGAGTCCACCAGGTCTGGAGATGCCGCAAGAACTCACAGAGGAAACAGACAATCTTTACACCAGCATTGACGAATGTGTGGACAAGGTGGATGTGATCTATGTTACCCGTGTGCAGAAGGAGCGGATTGCGCCGAATCTACAAAGCACGATGGGCAAGTATCAGCTCACTCCTCAGCACATGAGCCAGGCCAAGAGCAGCAGCATCATCATGCACCCTTTGCCGCGTGTTGACGAGCTGCCCAGCAGCTTGGACAGTGATCCCCGGGCCGTGTACTTCAAGCAGATGCGCTATGGTCTCTATGTGCGTCAAGCTATCTTTCTCCACATGTTCAGTGACAGCGTGCCTTGGAAGTTTTAGGTTGACATCTAAACACTTCTCTGTATAGTGCGCTTGAATCCGCAAAGAGGCAACTATGTTTGGCTTCATGAAAAGTTGGTTTACTCAGCCGTCTCTGTCCGTCAGATCCGCCCAGGATCTCAGCTACTTAGAGCTAATTGAAGAACTGCGAACCAGGGATGATATTGAAATCTTTGCCCGCTTGCGGTTTCGAGATCAGTGGGTGAAGAATTTTCACGAGAAAAATCCTGGTGCAAAAGTTCCAAGTGGTTTCCTCATGACGTTTGGTGCACTGGACAGAGTGGCCTCAGAACGCATGCTGAAACTGATGAACGAACTCAGAGTCATGCGTGAGCTACCAGAAATCAGCCATGAAAAGCTGGAGAAGCACCTTGCGGGCTCCTATCCAAAGAGCATGCGATGAACCAATTGATCGAGTTGAGTTTTTTCCTGCCCGAAATGGTTCTTTTTGGGGCAGGGCTATACACTTGGTATCATCTTTTCACCTCCATTGGAAAGTGGAGCTGGAAGCGAGTGGCTCTATACCTCTACGGTGCAGCTTGTGTCTACAGCCTTTGGATCATGGGTTACCAATAGCTGGTTGACATGCCATCAAAAGCTGCTATATTGGCGGGGTAGAGCACGGAGACAGTAGATGAGCAACTGGAAGGTAGAACCTGCTGCACCGCACACGGTGGAAGGCATGATCTGCTCTCTTGCAGGCGTGTGCGACGGTGCAAGGCAGCATGACCAACAAGGGTTTTCTGGTGCAGACACTGAGTTTGGCCACAGCTTGGCCAATCGTGCTCAGCAAGGTAGGCCCTTCACGCTGAAGCAAGCGCAGGCTGCATTGAAGCTCGTGAACAAATACCGCCGACAAATTGGTGGGACGGACTTTGTGAAAGCGTTCCTGGAACAGCCAGTGTTCAAGCTTGCACCACTGGATCCCAACGCAGCAGTGGGCAACCTCGAAGGCAGGCATCACAATCCGCGGCGTATCATCAGCGAACAGAAGACTGCGGTGTTCCACTTCCCTTACAATCCGGACTTGGTGGCTGCGCTGAAGATGGTCCGAGGCGAGCACAAGGGCGAAAAGTATCGGGCACAGTGGGAGCCCTCCCGCAAGGTTTGGTTGTGCCCTGTGAACGAAAGCAGCATCTGGAGCATCATGGATGTTGCAGATAAGTTTGAGTTTGAGGTGGAAGATCGTTTCACCACTTACTTGGAGCGTGTGCGAGAAAAGACTGAAGAAAGTCGAGTTCATCTCATGCTGACAGGCGGCCAGCATGTGACATTGGCAGGCGACACACTGATTGTGTCGGTTGACAACGCTGCCATTCTCAAGGAGATCGAAGATGAGCTCAACACTGACGCCTGATTGGATTGACAGAGACCTACTGGCAGAGGCATTTCGAGAGATGCCTACCCCACATGGTGCCACCTTCGACGATGGCCGCCGCTGGTGTGGACGATGCGAAACCCCTGTGCTGACCTGCGCGCCTGTGGTGGGAAATGGATGGGCTGACAAGATCTGTCAGCGTTGCACCAGCATCTGGCCCGAGTTCAGCGACCTCTACCAGCTGCAACTGCTGATGGCGGATGAGGATGAAGATTATTTTCCGGATACTATGCATTGACGCTGACAGCTCTAGACCAAATTCAATTCCCTCTCAATCTGCTCAAAACCCGTGACGCTGATCAGTGGCCCTACATGATTGAGGTTTTAGACGTGCCCAATATTACTTTGAAAAGAAACCAAACACTGGGGCTACAGCTTTTTGGCACTCCTGATTCAGAGAGTTGCAGCAGCCGATGGTCATGGCATGCCATCAGCTTCCATAATTCCTCATGTGTGAGGTTTTGGTTCCGGACCAAAGATGACTTGACACAATTTGCGTTGATAATGGAAAGGTAGAGCATGGGTATCGAAGATCTCAAGGGCATCACTCTGCTCAACATTGAGCGTGAACGCGAGCCAGACCAGCTCATGTTTTACAGCGAGTGCGGGCGTCGATGGCGTATGTGGCACTGTCAAGACTGCTGTGAGAATGTTGTCATCGAAGAGATCATTGGCGACCTCAGTGACCTCGTTGGTACGACGATTCTTGTGGCTGAGGAGCGTGTGAGTGGGGGAGAGACGGAATGGGGGCACGAGACCTGGACATTTTACGAACTGGCTTCCATCAAGGGCAGTGTTACGTTGCGGTGGTTGGGTGAGAGCAACGGCTACTACAGCGAAGCAGTTGACTTCGAAGAGTTGATGAGTGTGGAGGAGAGTCTACGAGCATGAGCAGCTACCTAGTGATCCGTCAAGACGACAACGGTGTGTGCACAATTTTGGCCGACAAGCTCAGTGAGCACGAAAGCCGGCGCTTGGTTGAGATGATGACCCAGCGTGGACACAAGGCCACTTACTTTGCCCAACTATATCTCAACCCTCATCAGCGCCAGCAGATTCTCATCACTCATCATGTGAATCTCTAGATTTAGGATTGACCATCCCTTCAAACCTGCTACAATGCAGGGGTAGGAAGGAGAGCTTACATGTTGACTGTTCCAGCCTCGATTGAGAATGCTCGCAAGGTGCTGCGACTCAGCACCAAGCACAACCTCAAGGTTGATCCCCGAGTTGAAGCTTTCTTGAACAGCATCCCTCGGGTCACCCAGCTGGAAGGTTTCAACTTCAAGCTGAAGCCTTACCAGGCAGAGGCTGTTGCGTGGTTGGAGAGCCAGCTGGGAGTTGGACTGTTGGCTGAAGAACAGGGACTGGGAAAGACCGTTGAGGTTATGGCCTACGCCCACAAGAATCAGCTGTTTCCTATGATGGTAGTGCTGCCCAATACTCTTAAGTTGAATTGGCGGAATGAAATCATCGCGATGACTGGCACTCGGTACCAAATCAATGTGGTGGGCACTTCCTACAGCAAGCGTGCCACTGCTGAGCGAGCTGCTCGGCATCCCAATGTCATCTACAGCAAGCGGCCCACAGCCGGTTGCGACATCTACCTTGTGAACTACGACATCCTCAGTAGCAACCTCGACGACATCGAGGCATTGAATCTCAAGTTCATGGCGGTGGATGAGAGCCACAAGATCAAGAATCCCAGTGCCAAGCGCACACAGGCTTACATGCGGCTAGCTACTGGTGAGGTGGAGGAAAAGCTCAAGGGCGGTGTGCGCAAGACTCACAAGGTCAGCAAGCCTGTGCCGCGTGTGGTTCTGATTTCAGGCACTCCAATGGTAAACAGGCCGGCAGAGCTGTGGAGCACTGTCAGGAGCTTGGCCAGCTATGTGCCGCAGTTCAGCACTTGGAACAAGTTCGCATGGCGCTTCTGCAACCCGGTGAATAACGGGCATGGTTGGAACTTCGGTGGCAGCTCGAACATGGATGAACTGCACCAGCTGCTGACAAGCCACCTCATGCTGCGTCGCTTGAAGCGGGACGTGCTGAAGGAGCTGCCGCCCAAGGTGTATCAGGTTATCCCACTGGAGTTTGACCGTGCGGAGTATGACAGCGTAGAGCGAGCCTTCAAGGGAATTGATTGGAAAGCTGGCCTTGAGACTATGATCCGCTTGGGCAGCAATGCTCCCAAGAGCGATGAGCGCATTGTTGCGATGCAGAAGCTGCGTGAGGTGGCTGCGCTCAGCAAGCTCGCCAGCACTGTAGAGTGGATTCGAGATTATACTGAAAACGGCGAGAAGCTGGTGGTGTTTGCCCACAACCGGGCGGTGATTGACCATATCCAAGGTGCGCTAGCTGCAGACCAGGAGTGGGGCGGAAAGGTTGGAGTTATCTACGGTGGGGTCAGCAACGAAGAGCGTGCACAGGCTGTTGAGGCTTTTCAGAATGATCCCAAGACCCGAGTGATTTTGGTTAGCATCTCTGCTGGTGGTTTTGGCCTTACCCTTACGGCTGCAAATGCGGTGGCGTTTGTGCAGACGCCGTGGAGCCCTGGAGAAATTCAGCAGTGTGCAGACCGTGTGCACCGCATTGGTCAAACTAGCGACCAGGTTACGATTTTCAACTTGGTGGCTGAAAATACTATCGAAGAGATGATGGCAGACATGCTGTTCAGCAAGGGGCAGGTGCTGGATGCGGGATTGGATGGTGGGGCTGTGGTGAACACAGTGGACTTGCGTGCAGCGGGTTAACCGGGATCTGGAAGCGGACTACAGCCAGTGGCACGAGGTGCCTATTGAGGCAGACAACCCAGTGCCTTTGCCCCATCTTTTGGACGTGTTGGGCGAGCTGCGATGGAGTTGGCTGAAGAAGACACCTGGAGGCAGCTACTGGCTCCAGTGGCACAGTGGTGTCAACCCCAAACGATATCAACTGGTGTTTGAGCGTGAAGAAGATGCTCTGCTGTTCAGGTTGACGTGGACCTAGCGCATGTATGAGACCACAGTCTTGCCTCAATGGCCACATATGGTAGTGCTGGAAGGCATGTCTCTTGCTGAGCACGAAAACATGCTGCTGTGGTTGATAGATACCTTGGGCCAACCGGACTTTTTCAAAGCAAGTAGCCGATGGAGCTATCGTTCTCTGTCATCTCACCAACATTATGAAAAAATTTGGGTGAGCTTTCGGAGCCAAGAGGATGCCAGCTTGTTTGCCCTCTTGTGGGGAAGGTAGCATATTGACAACCTTTGGGGTTTCTGATACGCTTTAAGTATGACACTTGATTATTCCATTTGGCTTATTTCACAAAATTTTGACGATTTACAATTTGCCAACAGCAAATTACAAAACAATACAGTGAATTGGTTCAATGGCAGCAATTATCCCAGTTTTTCCCTGCTGGTGAACGATTGTGTTCACCAGAGTCCTACAGAAACAACTATCATACTTTGTAATCGCGTTGCCCCCTCTGACGAAAATATTCAATTGATTTTACAAAAGCTGGATGAAGGGTTTGCCTTTGTGGCTTTGTATGATTTCCGTTTTTTTGGTATCAAAAAGGAATTGTTTAGGCAAATAGGTGGCTTGGACGAGAAGTTTCCTGGAGGCTTTGAAGACGATGATTTCATATTGCGATTGATTGGCAACAATCTAGCCTGCTATATTACACAAGAGGCTGAGTATTTCTGGGCCCCCAGCACTTGGGCCCCTTCAGGACAATATCCTGGCATAAGCTATTTTCAAGAAAAATGGATCAGTTGGCCGGATGCAGTCAACACAACTGAGATGTATAAAAGATTGCCTGACAGTTTTAAACAACGAGATTGGGGACCTAGGCAGCCGTGTGAGTTCTTGTCATGCAAGGAACACAGCTATGTTCAGTCTTGGTTATGCAAGTATTTTTACTTGAACTCAATCAGGAAAATTTGTGATTTTTAAGATATGTTATGCCTCTACATACAGGCCAGTGGCATACCAACCAGTGACATGTAGCTGATCAATAGCTATCTTTTTGTCTACAGGCAGCAATTTGTCAGTTGATACTTCAATGTTCTCGTTGTTGCGTAGCATAAATTCCAATATTTTAGGTAATAGGGCTTTATATTCTGGAATCAAGCTGCTGCACATGCTCCACAATTTGGTTTCAAGAAATTGTTTTATAGTTTTGTGATTGTGAGTTTCATATTCCCAAAAAGTATTTTTATACACATACTTTCCTTCAAACTCTAGCCTGTCATAGTAACTGGTGTTAAATTTGTGTGTTAAGATATAACGCCCGCACATTTTGAAGAGCCTTTTACCCAACAAGCTGTTTTTAACAGCAATGTCCAACCCCACATCTGTCATCAAAATTTCACCAGCGCCTTTGTTGAAGTCTGTTGTATTACAAACGGTTGAAAAAACATGATGCTTGAATTGATGAAAAACATCAGTATAGGGCAGCAATAGTAGTTGCATGCTTTGGTCTAGTGGTTCAATGCTATTGTCTACAAAAATTACTTTGGCTGACGCATCAGTTTGTCGAATACTTTTGAGGGTTTGTAGAGTTTGATCCAGCCTTTGTTTTGGCGACCAAACACTAAACTCTGTGTTGATTGTGCTTGTAACTAGCCATGTATTGAAATTCATACCTCCTTTTAATTTTTTCCAAGAGTGATTGTCAATTTAAATAAGTGTTATGAATCAACCAATAGATCCGTGCCAAGGCGTGAGCCTCACAGTTACATTTCCAAAGTTTGAATGCACTGATGGTGTATTACCCAATTTCAACAATCTTGATGAGTTTGGCCGAGGGCTAGGCAGCATACCAGGGCAATTGGGTCAGATAGCTCAATGCACTGTTATTGCCACAGCTAAACAAATTTCGGATGCAATAGACAGTTTACTGAAATTGTTTGACAAAACCTTTGGAACCACATTGGGTTCTGTATCAAACCCAGTGTTCAGTGACAAACTGAATGTACCAGAGGTGTCCATGGGCACAAGGATGAGGGCTTTGTTCAACGAGTTCAAGCTCTACCTTGAACTCAAGGTTTTGGATATTTTGAGTAGGATTATACCCAATTTCAGTTTTTTAAATATTCCCCTGCCTTTCCTGCCCAATTGCACTGTAAGGGATCTTTTGAGCGCTGAAGGCAGAGCCAAAATCAGAAATGCCATTGGAGCACGTCAAGACCAAATAGCCAAGGCACTGGGCACTCCCTGGGATATTACCTATGATGGAACACTGGGCCTGAAAAATGATGAAATGCGGCAACAAAGTCTCATCAGTAGAGTTTGGAGCGAGTTTCACAAAGGCCTTTTGAGTTTGATTCAAAGAGGCTTCAGAGCACTTAGGGCACTAACTGAACCCATACGCAAAATTTGGCAAGCCCTCCGATTGCCTGACATTCCCAACCTGGTGAGTTTGAATTTTGAGGAGATTTTCAAAAGTGTTTGGGACCCTATCAAAGATTTGGCCATCAGTGCAAATGAAAAAATGCAACGCATGATTGATTTTTTCCTTGAGTTTGACTTGAAAAGTTTCCTTGACAAAACCTTTGGACCATTACTTAAATTCATTGCATGGCCCTTCAAAACCAAAGTCAAGGACCTTTTGAAGGTAACTGATCCACCCAAAGACACAAATCTCGAAAGCAAGGAAAGTCGATTCAGCAGCATTATGACTGCTGTCAAGGAATTATTTGAACAAATTCCCACGCTGATCTGGGAATTGTGGATGAAACTGGTTTTGGGGTTTTTCCGTGCCATCGCCAATCTTGTGCCCGTTATAAGAGAACTGTTCAAATACATTCCCTTCACCTTTTGCACATTCATTGGATTAGTAGCATCTCCAATACTGGGATTAGGCAGTGCAGTGTCTGGCCTTATCCCAGCGGGAATTTCAGTTCAGCAAACTTAACCGCATTGCGTGCCATTTAGTTGATCATAAATGGTCTTTGCAGTGTTGAATCGAGTTTGTGCCTCAGGGGTAATTGTGCCTTTCTGGCCCAAGAGACCACTTGAGCTTACTTCGTAGTATTCATTTACTGCTCTAGCTGCTGATTCGGGACTGGATGTTGCCAGCATCTTGGAATAGGCACTTCGATGAGTATTCTTGAACTCCCAATCCACAAAGTCCAAGCTCTTGTACAAAGCTGTTTCGTTGCTGGGCAATTGTTTCAACTGAGGCCAACTTAAGCCAATACCTCTAGGCATTTCCTTGTATCTGTCACTGTTCCATTGTGCCAACCCTTTGAATGTTGGGTTAGTGTCTATTTGTGGATCCAATCCACTTTCCACAGTGAAGTTGCCCAACAAGCCAGCAACATGCTCGGGTTGATAGCCTTTTCTGATCATGTAGCACCAAGCCTTCTTGGCTTGGTTGGGATCAAATCCTTTGCCAGCACCACTGGACGTTGCGGTGAAATCAGCATCTGGACGAGCTTGGCCACTGAACAAAAATGCATTGTTCAAGCGTCTGGTTTTGAGTTCAAACTTTTCTTCGTTGTTACATGCCAGTATCCAGCGTATGATTTCATTGGGCACTTGGTTGTAATTTCCATTGCCAATCAAACCAGCAATGCCACTCTTGTCAAAATTGTCTGGCCCAACGTTGTAAATGAAGTCTGCTAAACTATTGAACTGATCTTGTGTTAATAGGTTGCTACCAATGCTGCTGTGAATCTTGCCTTCAATTTTTTTGATGTCTGTTTTCAACAACACCTTCATATTGGTTTCGCTTATACCCTCTCCAACATTCAATTGCGTGCTGATCTGAGTGCCAGAATCGTCTGTTGCATTCAAGGTAACTGTGTTGTTTTGAAGTTCTTCACTTGATAACAAATGACCATAACCCAACAGCTTTTGCCCGCTTTTGCATGCATCGTCAAAGGGCTTGCCAATCAAATTGCCACCCAAACCTTCATGATCAATTATGATTTGAATACCACGGTTGTTAACTGTCCACTCTGTGGAGGGGAGCAATACTCTGGGACCCAACGGTTTGAATTCATATTGTGGAGTCCCACCTTCGTCCCAACTTTGCCCAATGTGCAAGCCAGTTTGACCATTCACTATTCCATATACTTGAAGTGGTTTGTCTTGTGCTGGACTCACTTGCCCCACTTTGTAAGTGCTTTCAGGTGGAGTGATTTTCCTCTGCACTAGGCCTGTGTTGGAATAACCTGGGCCTGAAACACTTCTTTGTCTCCAAGGATCAGCTCCTGGCAGTCTGCTGACAATGGTTTGAACAATCTGAATGCTTCTTGCAGGACTCACTACATTCTGCAACTGCACTCTTTCTTCCGTTCGAATGTCAGGCGATAATGCAACTACTCCTGGTACAGCAGTTATGGGATTATCTGGATTGGTGGGCTTGGCTGCATCTGGTAAATTAGCAACATTCAAGACTGTTTTTGGACCAGTGTTCACACTTCCTGCACCAGAACGCAAGTTTACAGATCCATTGCCTTGAACTTTGACATCAGCACCACCTAGTAAATTCAAGGTACCTGTGCTTTGAACTTTGACATCAGCACTGGCAACTAAATTTAAGTTGCCATTTGTGCTTCTTAACCTTACGTCACCTGTGCTGCTGGCATCAACATTGCCTCCTGCAAACAAGCGAATATTACCAGTCAAGTTTTTGATGTCAATGTTGCTTTCTTGAGTGGTGAGAAATATGCCATAATTGCTTCTGTATTGCAAGCTTCCTACAGCAGTGTTGTAGATATTTGAATTACTTACAAGATGCATATTTCCTTGACTGAACAACAAAACATCTCCACCACTGCTGATGTTGAAGGGCTTTTTGCTGAACATGCGTGTTTCATCTAAGCTTCTCATTTTGATGCTGCCACCAGCTTCAATATTCACATCTCTGTCAGCATGTAGATTGATGTCTTGTCCGGCACTGACACTTACACTCTTTTGTCCAAAAATGTCAATGTTGCCTTCTTTGTCCATCTCTATCCTGGCTCTGTTTGGACCAGTGTTGATTATGATTCTATCTTTTGTATCATGAATAACAATTTGAGCTAGGCCACGAGTTTGCAGGCGGATAAAAGCGTCTGTTGGAGTGTCGTCATAAACCATAGTGTGCCCATATGGCGTACGCCAACCCATGGTGCGAATACCTTGTTGCATACCTCGAGGAGCTGGTCCACCTTGTTCAATAGGGAGGTTAACTCCTCCAGATTCTCGAGCTGCATCGTAACCAGATAAAAATGTTGGTGATTCACCAGTGAATATATTTGGGTTCTGCTCTTGTGGACTGCTGGCAGGAGTGCTGGGAGTCATATGATTGCGGTCAACTTGGAACAAACAACCAAACCAAACCCCTCGACTGGGATCGCCATTTATGAAACAAACCAGCACTTGGTTATTGAGATCAGGTGGTATGAATGTCATACCATAGTCTGTTTGTGAACTAGTGGGATTAAGGTTTACATCAGCAACGTTTGATGCCCCAGCAAATGGACTTGCATAATCACAGACTATCCAGGTTGCATCATTGTTTATTGCTCCCCCAAGTTCAGGGATCCAAACTCGGATACGTCCCATATTACGGGCATCATTTACATCTCGCACTAGGCCAAGATATATCTTGTCCCATGTTGCTCGTAGTCCGCCTGGGTCAAGTTCATAAGCTCCTGGTAAATTTACTGTTTGTTTTAACGTGGCCATTTATAGCTTCTCAAATTACTGATTTATACCTGTTCGCAAAACTGGTGGAACCGTACCAGCAGGGGGCTCCTTGCCGATATTGGAAAGTGCATCGCGTGTTGCTTCTATTCTTTGTGTGAATTTTCCGTCCCGAAAGATGTGTGTTACTTGGACAACAAGATAAAGCGCATTAAAAAAATCCACATCATCACGCAAGTCCATAAAGCCGGTTTGCTCGTTTGGTATTGTTCCTGCTCGGAAAGCCAACAAAAAATACGCGTCGTAAGGATCATATACTTCTTCAGGTAGAGCTGCCATGTTAAACGTTTGGCCGCCAATAATATTTCCTGGCGGGAGGGCTTGTAACAATCTGTCGTTACGCTCTAGATTTGATCTCCCCATCCAATAAGGATCTCCCCTAATTTCCATTGTAATATTGACCATGTCAGAGCGTCTATCATAAATTTGGCTAGTTATACTACTATATAATCGACGAACATCGTCTGGCGCCGACCCTGTTCCGCGCACTGAATTTATCAAATCTCTAGGATCAGTAATATAAGTTAAATTGGATATTGGTACATTTTGCTGTTGACTTGTGACATCTTCAGCAAACTCTAACCTAGCTGCCCTTATAGAAGCGGTTTGGCGCTGAGCAGCAAGCTCGTTCCTGCGTCTCAGCGTTTCTATACTCAGCTGTCCTAACTCCGTATCTGTACGGGATTCAATTAGCCCCCCTAACACTGGGTCAAAAATAACTATTGAACGCTCCGCAACAAGTCTTACAAGCGCATTGTCTTCGGCAATTAAACGTCCAACTTCTGCAGATAATTCTCTTTCTCTATCAGGACTAGCTCCCCGAGCTATCTCAGCACTAATTGCATCTAACCTTGATTGAATAGATGCACGTCTACCTAAAGCTTGCCCTACATCAAGCGGATTAGCAAGAGGAGCACTAAAAACAGCAGGCAAAACTGATGCACTAGTTAGTGGTTGTGGAATATAATGTAGATGATTAAATTTAACGTCTAAATTTATTATTTCTGTGTTATTACCAGTGTAAAAATACAAATAGGCTTTGCGCAAAGTTCCACCATCAGCAATAGATTTCAATCTTGCATTCTGGAACTCGTCATATAGTTGGAAAGTTTTGCCAAATGTAACATTAGGTATAGGTCGTCTTGTTTGTTTTACATTGATAAAAAACCGTAATCGGCGAACGTAATCGCCCAACAAATAATCCCATCCTATGTTTTCAACAACACATTCTATCCACGGTACTTTTATAATTCCACTCTGATCATTAGGAATAAAAAATTCTGGTTTATCAATTGAGGCACATAAATCGTCAACTAAGGCACCAATGCTGATTCCTCTACCAACAGTTATTTCAACCTTATCCCCAACTTGTCTGAAACTTGCCCGTCTATTGTTTACATTTGGGCTAAATTTTATTTTTTGGTTAGCTAATTCTTCCTGCACATTAAATTCGTAAAAAACCAACTGAGCAGCTTGTGCTTCATACCGTTGATCAAGCGCACCTCGAGGAGCAGAAACAGGAGGCCCTTCCCTAAGTTTTGCGTAGAATTCATTAATTTTTGCTTCCAATTGTTGGAAGAAAGCTCCTATAGTATTTGCCCCAAAGGGCACAGGAACTCCTCTAGGGGAGGGTGAGATATTACCTGATGTAATCGTGTAAGTTTGTGGGATAATATAAAAATTATTACGAAAACCAATGTTGTTATCAACCACACACTGTAATTTATAAATAGTACCGGCAGCCGTTAGGCTGTTGTTAAAATCAACAATGTTGAGTCTATAATGTTTGCCTGGGCTACGACTACTAGGCAGGTTTCCGTCTTTATCGTAATAGTCAATATAAGCTTTCAGAAATATTGGAGATAAGCGCCAATTTATGATTCCTAACTGAACACTTGATTGGTATAGCTTATCGGGTAGGCTCATATTATAGGGTTCCACAATAGTGATATCTACCTTAACAGATTTACTATTTTTATTGCGGAAATTAGATGAAACAGCATCTTCTATTTCACATTCAGTTATATTGAATCCTGCGGTTACTCCACTTTCAGCAATAATAATTTTCCTGTATTTGTTATCTTCAAGGTTCTGTCTTACATTAGGGTCTTGAGAGTCTCTGTCATTTATCATGAACAATTGCAAGTGATATGCATATCTATCATCATCGTTAAGTATATTGTCTTCAGGGATGAAGTCTACACTACGAGCTTTCAAGTCTGCAATAATTCTTCGTAGATAATGATTGGTAATTGGTGGGGCCATTACAAGCTGCTTTCAATACTGAGTTGACTTGGGGCATAAATTGTTATCCCAGGAACAAAATCATAAATTGGGTCCACAATTTGATCAGGATTTAGGATAGCAAACGCCCACCATGCCCGTGGATTTCGATATAGTTCAAAACTCAATAAGTCAGGCCGATGTAGATGCCGTTGTGCCAAAGTAACAATTAGATCGTCACTTGTTCTTGTGAGTAATGGTGGCCGCCAAAAATCCAGATATGTGGTGTTTTGTGGAGTACGATAGTAAGGACTACTGCGTAGATAAGTTACTGTTGTCATTAGATGAAATCACTTTGACTTGGGTCACCATTGATGTATTTGGGCAACTCGAATCTCTTCCGCAATGTGGTAGGAGTGTGTTGCACAATCAATGTTACTGAAATTTTGAACAAGCTGGGCAACCAAACACCTTTTGTAGCTGACGGTGTTTGTTGTTGAACACTGGCTCCAGGAGGATTGTTCAGCGGGTCTGCCCACGACATGTCTGCTCTAGGATCAATAGTGCGGGCACGGCCTGAAGGTGCACCAGGATCATTATATATCAAATCATTAGGATTATTGCGAATACTTGGCGCGGGCACTCCGGGAATTGGAGGTAAATTTTCAGCAATAATACTACCTCCTGCGGGATTATTTGGCACAGTGGGTTGATTTACTGGGGACAATCCACTAGCCACTTGAACATAGTCTACATCATCTGGAAATCCAATACTATAGCTCTTGACTATGACTGGCAAGTTGTTGAACACAAAGGGACCGTAGGCATTGAACAAGAGAATAGGAGGAGGTGTGCCTGCATCTTTGTCATTTTCACCAAAATGCATCTTGCTCATGGTTCTCAAAAAGTGTATGCATGCCAAGGCATAGCGTCCTTCTTTTTGATTTTGAACAGTGAATTGACCATCAACACTGAATGAAGTTGCCGGCGTGCGTGCAAATATATGAAAGTCTTGGTTTGTATGAACTGTGCTAATGGTTTGATAATCAATGTCTTGTTGATAGTTGATTGTAGGTGTGTAGGGCCAAACCATGCCATTGTTTGTTTCTCGCAAAGGATCCAATAATCCCTTGCCCAACACTCGATTAGCAGCAGCTGGTCTGGGCCGCAGGCTTACACGTCGGTTAGTGGGATCTTGATTGTTGAGTGTTCCCAACAAATTCACACCATCTCCAATTCCAAAACCGCCAAACACCCCGCGTGGAAAAATAGCAGAGGCAGCCGACCCCACAACGTTGTTTACAAGTCCACCAACCAAAGAACCAGTGTTAACACCAAAACCACCAAATCTAGGCATGCAATTCTTTCCTCAAAAATATTAGCCAAATATTTATGTGCTGGAAACCAGCTGGAATCTAAATACTAGATCATGAAACAGTTTGAACTCTCCCCACAATTAGTTTTTGAAGGCGGCAACGTATTCAAAACCTCAGATGGCTATCCACGCACCACTCGTATCCCACTGGCTTTGATCAGTCCCACGTTGGATTGGCTGGAAAAAATCACAGGGCTGCCCATGCATGGCATGACCTTGGGCAGTGTTGGCAAAAAAGCCAGCAGTGGGGATATCGACATCGTAGTCGACAGCAAGAAAATGTCAAAAGCCCAATTTGCCCAAAGTCTCCAAAACTGGGTGTTGAGCCAAGGTTTGAACCCCAAAGAGTATGTGAAGCCTGCTGGAGAAGTTCATCTGTTGACACCAATTGCAGGTGATCCCAAGAATGGCTTCGTGCAAACTGACTTTTTCTTCCATGATGATCCTCAATGGATGAAATTCAGCATGCAGAGTCCAGGAGACGCCAGCAACTACACTGGTGCAGAAAGAAATCAACTCATGAGCAGTATTGCCAAAGCATTGGGAATGAAATACAGTTGGCAACGTGGACTGTTGAATCGGGAAGATGAATCTGTTATCTCCACTGATCCTGATGTGATTGCACAAAAGCTATTGGGGCCCAGATTCACTCACGACAGCTTCCAAAGTGTTGAAACTATTCAACGAGCCATCAAAGGCAATAGGGCTATTCATCAAGGGTTGACTGAGTTGATTCAAACTCTAAGGAGCTTGGATAAATTAGGGCCCACTGGCAAACCCACAATGGATGTGAAAACTGGGAAGTTTAAGCAGAAATCTCCCAGTGAGCAACGCAAATCAGAAGAAGAAGCTGCAAGGATTGAGCAGTTGACAGGTGTAGCTGTTTAGCTTTTGTTTCCGTATCGGGGATCAATTGGCTTGACATGAATCTGATCAAACAGCAGAGGAAAGTTGGGCAAAACTTTTGGTAGGTCTGTTCTCTCCAACCAATTGTAATTTACGCTGCTGTGTGGAATGAAGTTGGGGAAATCGTGAGTTCCGCCCTTGCTCTTCAAATGATGATGAAATTTGTGTGCCAGGTCACAATCTAGGTCTAGGCACAGGGCTTTGTCGCCCATTTTGGTCCAACCTTTTATTTGTGCTGGCACAACCACAGTGTTACCATGCATGCTCATGAGGTGAGGCACTGGTTTTTGGCTATACAAAACAGTCATGTGAAGATCATCAGTATTCATACAGGGAACACCTTGACTTTCACACCATTCTTTGAGCTCTCGAGCATTTTTGGGACTCATGCTCAAAACAACTATGGTGCCAGCAGCGTGCTCATGAGCTTCCATTACTGTGTTCCTAGGGTGCTTGAGATAGCGTCGAACTGATTGGAACAGCCTATTGGAAAGTTCATCATCCAAACCCACAGCTTGGTGGAAAGCCTTTTTGTCTTTGTTCAAAACAGCC